CCACGATCTGCGGTTGAATCTTGCGAAGCGTTGGATAAATAAACCAACCCTTAGAGCCTCGACCTTCACGGCCTGACCATACGGGGAACTGCCTAAACTTATTGGAACCGAATTCTGAACCGCCCCAGATATCTCTAGTGGTTGCCCCACCTGAGAACTTTTGAGAAGCGAATCCGTAAGTAATCTCACCGATACGGCTGGACTTCTTAACCCGAGAACCCTGAGCGATTCGACCTGCGACCTTGCTGCTTTGGATTGAGTTAGCCTTCTGGATAACTTCATCTCGAGCAAACTCAGCTAGTGCGCCTGACTGGCGCTTGGCTTCATCGTTGGCTTCTTCACTCATATTCTTTAGAGCCTTGAATACCATGCGAAGTTCCGTCTTATCGAAGGCAACTAATTCATCTGCCACGATTACGCTCCTCTAGTACTTCAATAGCTGTAAGAATATCCTCGGCACTTTGCCAATGATTCATAGGAATCTGAGTAGCTAGTGCCAGTTCAACTAAGAGTCGGCTTACGCTTCCTCTTGGATGACTTTTGGGTCTCCTTCACCTACTTCAACATCGTCAACAGATTCCATCCATTGATCCAATGTCTTAGTCGGCTTTCCGCCTGCTTCACGCTTCATGGCGCTGTGTGCTACATAAAGAATGTCCCACATTCCGCCAAACTGAGAGATGACCTTCTTAGTTGCCATTTCCCAGCGGGCGTAATCTGGCGGGCGAACCATGTAATTGGCTTCGGTTCCGTCTGTGTATTTAATTGTTATTAGTTGCTGCATTGTGTGCTCCCGTTTCTATTCTCTAGGAGAAAGTCTCTGTGACTTCGCCCTTTGATACCTTAAATGTAAAGTCTACAGTCTGCGCATCAGTTCCAGCTCCGCCCGCTGTTGGAAACTCTGGCTTAATTGGGAATACGAACTGAGCGCCTGTAGCTGCTGTGAGTGTAACGCTGATGTCTGTATCTGGTGCTGATTCAGCTGCTGTCCATAGAGCTTCGCATACTGAGTTAGCCTTACCCCAGTCAGCGAGCATTGAAAGTGCGAATGTGCCTTCGATGTTAGTGGTCTTGTAAGCCTCGCCATCGAGAGTCTGGTATGTCTCGCGAAGGTTAGTCTTAGTTAGGACTGCTGAAGTTGCCTGTGCCTCGATATCTGTTCCACCTGTGAAAGATAGAGAAATATCGCGCCCTGTGATTACTACGGTTGCCATATTATTTTCCTTTAGTTTGTTTGTGTATAGTAGGTAGAAACTCTGATATCGGCCACCAATACATTGGAAGGGCCAACTTGAGTTACTGTTGGTTTTTCAACCGCTCCGACTGTGTACCCTGCTGGGATCACCTTCAGAACACTTATTACGAGCTGCTCGAGGTTATCGAGCGAAGCCGGGTTGCTGTTATATGCAACTGCGACTGAGATTACAAGATTGACTTTAATGTGAAGCGTTGACTTGTTAATAGTCTCTAATTCAAGGTAAGGAGAATCTGGGACTGTAACAACGAAAGGCACCATAGGCGCTTCTGGGACATATGCGTAGACATTGCCTGCAACATTAGCAAAGGCGTTGGCTAGCGGCTGGCGTACTGTGTCGAGAATTGTAGACATTACTGCACCATTGAATCGGTGTCGATGTATGCCCCTAAGAGTCCTGATACGCGGTTAAAGAGACTGCGCCCTAGGCGGTAAGGGCTGACATTAGTAAAGTCGATTCCCTCGATCTGTCCACCAGGAGCGATGCGGGATTGGAATACTTCTACTGAGACTGCTAGGACTGCTGACTCGACTGCGCTAACTCCAACATAAGTAGCTGCGCCTGAAAGGGTAGCCTTGCCTGAAGGAATGACATTACGGCCATCGATGTCTGCGTTAGTAATTGAGACTGTAAAGAATCCGTTAAAGTCACGATAAACGCCATCTACGAATACTCGAGAATTAGAGTTCATGACATAAGTATCGATGTCGTAATTGCTAGATTCTAAGATCGTAAAGGTTCCGTTAAATGGGGTTCCGCAGCCTGTGATGACTACGCTCTGACCTTCTGAAAAATTGTTCTCGCCTAGGCAAGTGTAATAAGCAATATTATCCTGGAGTTCAACACGGGATATAGGTGATGCGTAAGTGACAAGCATGGGCAAAATTACAGCCTCAGCGGTATCTATCACATCGGTTAGATATGCGTCACTATAAAGGGATACAGAGACGCCAAGGATTGACCTTAGCTCTGCTACGGTGACTATCGATGCCATCTCTGTATCCTCTCTGTTAAACGACTGGGGGAGCCACCGGGAGCAGCAGCCCCCCCATGATTAGTTTTTGACTACGCAACCATGAAACGGTAAGCGCCTGCGCCAAGCTTTGTTGCTGTTGCGCCGTAGCCGTAGTATCCAACTTGAACCTGACCTGTTGAGATGAGGTTTGTCTGGAGTGATAGGCGTGGTGATTCGTACCAGGTGTAAGCATCTGGGTTGATAACAATAAGAGTGTTATCTCCAACGCCTGAACCATCTGTTAGTGCGCGTGATACGCGAAGGTTAAGCCCTAGAAGGTTTCCGCGAACTGCTGTTGCAGTAAGTGTTCCGCCTGCGTTCTGTGGGTTAATTGTTTGCTGGAAGATTGGGCGATTTGAACCATCGACCAAGCCCATCAGAGCGCCCCATTGTTCTGGAGAAACTACGATGTTCTGAGCGAAGCCAAGAGTTCCCTTGTAGATAGAAACTGCTGCATCTGAAACGAAATCAGCAACAAGAGCACCAGTTGTAAGTGCTGCGCGGTTTCCGCCGTCTGTTCCGCCGTTGACCATTGCTGTTGCAACTGCGTTATCTGTAGCCTTTGCGTATGCGTATTCCATCTGGCGTACGAGTTCAGCAAAGAACGCTGGTGAGCTGCGATCAAGTAGCTCGAGGCTAAATGTCTGCTGGCCAATGAACTTCTGGACACTTACAGAAACGAAAGCTGCGTTCTGGTCTGTCTCAGATGGTGTTCCACCTTCAGATGCGACTGCAACTGTTGGAGCAACTGTGATCTTAGGAATCTCGAAAGTCATACCTGCATCAGGTAGTGCGCCGCGAGTAATTGAGTCAATGAATGGGCGGTCTGCGTTTGAGATGCCGTTAATGACTTCTGTAAGTTGACGAGTTGGTACGAGACCAGCGTTGTCTGTGAGGTCTGCCGCAGCTGCGACATACATCTTTGATTCGTCGTTGCCGAGTGAGGCACGAACTGAGTGCTCGAGATAAGAAGCCTTATCAACGATTGGGTTACGAACAGTTGTTGAGATATAAGGTGCTGTTGCAGCCTTAACTTCAACCTTTGCAGCCTCTACCGTTTCTGCGGCAGGAGCAACTTCTGGAACGGTAGTGTCTGACACTTGTTCTCCTTCTGTGGTTGATTGTGTTTCTTTCTGAGCTGTCTCAGAAACTTCATTTTCGACTGCCGCTACTTTCGCGACTTCTGCGCCCGGAATTGCACCGTCTGTTACGAGGCTAACCTCGATTAAATTAGATGCGCTAATAGCCATGACGCCATTCTGGTTATCCCAGTCCTCGACATCGACTCCAACGCTGAAATCTGAGCGAAGGCCAGTTGCGGCTTCCTCGAGGGCATCGTTACCGGCTGTTGTCTTTGCGATCTTAAATTCTGCTGTAATGCCTTCTGCATCCTGCTCAAAAGAAACTAATTTTCCAAGAGGGCGAGTGACATCGTGCTGTAGAACTAGCTTGATATTTTTAGCCATTGTGATTGAATCAGACTTAAACATAGTGCGGCCTGCTGATGTGTTGCCCTCAGCGTTCCATGTCACAATGCGGCCTGCAATGATGCGAGACTCTGTATCCGCCGCTGTAATGGCGTATGGCATTGTTATTTTCATCGGGTCTCCTTGTTATCAATTAGATCTTCTTCTTCTCTAATCTGCTCAACACTCATGGCGCCAATGCGATTAAGAATTTCATATACTTGTGCGCGCTGTAGAGCATCTGAGCGCAAGAACTCGTCTAAACTAAAACGAATTTCTCCGGTTGAAGGGCAGAAATCCGGCATGGAGAGCCTTTGTTCAATGCTCGCTAAAATCGGCTTCATTGAGAAATCGATAAGGGAGCGCCTCTCCGAAACGCTGTTGGAATAGGTCATGCTGGTAGTTTCTGCGCTTACGAAGTATGCAGGAAGGTTGCAGGCGCGAGCCAATTCCAGAGCGACATATTGACGAGCTTCATTCAGCTGTAGTTTGGCTGGATCGATGCCCAACGCCTGCAATTCAACATCTGCATTGAGAAACGCAGTTGACTTTGTAAGGCGAGCTGTACGCCAAGATTCGAGAAGCTTTGAGATTCTTTCTGCTGGGAGATTAGTACCATTAGATTTTAGAACCTGAAGTGGTACTGGTTCTTTAGCGAAAGTTTCGGCTGCTTGTTCTAATGCGTGGGCTGCCCGAATAGTACGCCCGGCACGATTAAGCACGCCTTCGTCAAGTCCGTAAAATACGACAAGAGAACCGACTCCTTGAGTTGGAACTACTGAGCCGTCTACTTGATAACCGACAATTTCTGTCTGATTGTTATTAAGTTTAGTTGTTACGCGATCTGGTGCTACGCGAGTCCATGCACGAACTCTGCCGGTGTCTCCGTACTGTTCCATAACTTGTCCATAGCCAACGCCATGAAATAGTAAATCCTCTGCGAGCCATGCGTAAATTGCTGAACCGGGAACGCGTGGGTCTGGCTGATTGATAACTCCGGGTGTTCCCATGTGTGATCCATCGACCTTCGAGTATTGCTCGAGTGGTAGAGCTGCAAGAGTAGAACAGATGATGTTACGCGCTCTTGCGATAGTTGGAACTGCCATAGCCTGTTGACGAGAAGCTACTGACTGAGTAAATACGAAAGGATTAAATGAAGCCGTATTGTTAAACGGCGCAGGGGTAGAAGCAGCATCGACTGTAATCTCGACTGCTGGCTTAGATGATGTAAAAATGTCCCGGATTCCCATTGGACATATTATACGCTACTGTCTAGACATTATCCTACCTGAATGTCTACTTCAGATTCAGCGCGTGTCGCAAAGTGAGTAACCATCGCTGAGGCAACTGCTCCGCAAACAATTCCAGAAGCCTTACGCCCCATAACCCAACCGCCATCACCTCGAGTTAATTTAACGGCGCTTAAGACTTGCTTGGTCAATTCCTCTTGATCCGAATGTGCAAGGCGAAGGCTAGATACTGCCGAAACGAATTCATCGCAAGATTGCTGATACTCCTGGCCTGTAATTTCATGGATAGGAATTCCGGCTGGTGATAATCGAGCTGCAACGGCTGAGGCTGTTGACTTGCTATAGGCAACGGCATTTACCGGGAACTTGCGAACCCAGTAAGCAATATCGTTAGCCATTTCCTTATCGTCTAGGTTGACTGGGTTAAACCAAGTATGGAGAAGGCTGACCATGAACCTATCGCCACTAATGCGCTGACCCGCAACGAGACTTCCGTGTTTTCTGTCCGGACTTAAATCTATTGCCATCCAAGTATCGGCCTCGACATCTAGTTGAGGCAGATTATCGACCTTGCATTTTTTCCACTCGGCTTCTGAGATTACTGGGTTAATCATCGATACGAACTGGCAAAGTATTTCTGTCCTAAAGATGTCCTCGCGATCCGATAAACTGTCCTTAATATTATCTTCATGGACTGTATGGCCAAGGCTGGGGTTACTTTGATACCAAGCCTCTTTATCGGTTATCTCGGCTCCGGGTTCTGCACTCCACTCGAACCAGCCAATAGAATCATCGGCTCCTTCACTAGCTGCGATGCCTCGCTCCCTAAATTTATGCAATAGAACCGAATTGGCATGGCCTGCGTTGGAATAGACATAGGCCTGCGGGTTGGGATTACTCATCTGGGTAAATCGCATGGATGACCAAACATCTTCTGTATCAAACTCGCGCAATTCGTCAATGTGGATTACATCCGGCGCGGCAATACCTCGAGCAGCTGAGTTACCGGCTCGGATTAGGTATCGAGCCTTGTTCTTAAACCGAATCTCCTGCGATCCTTTAGATTCGTATTTCTTTGCAAAGTTATCCAGGAGCATCTGAGAGTTCTCGATAATCTCCGAGACCTTAAAGAAGATTTCAGATGAGGTAGTTAACTTATGAGCTGTGGCCAGGTGCATCTTCTCGCCTAATACATAAATTCCAAACAAGATTCGTAGCGCCATAAAGGTCGACTTGCCCTGTTGCCTGGGAAGCATGATGCCTATAAGTGGATGTAGCCAACGGCCATCTGGCTTGTATCTAAGGCAGTCTCTAGCCAACTGTTCCTGCCAAGGCAAGAGCGGGAATCCGATATCGATGCAAAACTGAATCATCTCATCGCCCCGGGTTGGTAGATCACTAAGCTTTGACCGGATTCTAGGCACTTGGGAACCATATCGAGGTTCTGTTACCCCTACCTCAGCCGTTTGCAGCCCGATAGAGACGATTTCAGCCGTCATGACTAGTTCTCATCCGATTCAAGCCGATAATGACTTGTTGAGGCGTTTTCGGGGTAAAAAGAAACAGGAAGGGT